GGCGTAGGGCATCACGAAGCGGTTTGCCATGTGGTGTCCTCGAAATGAGAAAGGGCGGCCCGTGGTGGACCGCCCTGTGGCGCGAATGTGATGAGCCGGACTCGACTCCCGGCGAAAAATCAGCGACCGTTTCCCCACCGATTTGCACGCGGGATGGTGGTAGGGTCGGACGATGAGACGCTTAGCTATGGGCGCCCTGTGCGCCTGCCTCGCGACTTCCGCCCATGCCGGGGACCTGAACCAGCGGTTCTCCATCGGCGGCTGGACCGGCAATGCCTACGCCAGCAATACCACTGGCGCGTTCACTCACTGCGGAATGTGGGCCACGTACAAGAGCGGTATAACGCTGCACTTCGCTGTGCGGCAGGATTTCTCGTGGGCTGTTGGCCTTGTTAACGAAGCGTGGAAATTGCCGAAAGGCAACCGCTATCCCGTACGTTACTTTATTGACCGCAACGCAATCAGGAACGGAGAGGCGGCGGTCAATCAAGATAGCCTCGCCTTGATTGAGATGCCGGATGATAGCGACTTGTTTCGGCAGTTTCAGAATGGGCGGCAGCTCACAATCCTGGCGAATGGACAGGAGTTCAACTTCGACCTGGACGGTACAAGCGGCGCGCTTGGTCATTTGATCGACTGCGTCAACCTGAACAGGAAGGGGGCCTCCAGCTCGAACCCGTTTGCCGCAAGCCAGCCGGGGCTCATTCCCGTTCCGCCGCCACCGCCTCCGGCGCCCCCAGCCACACAGGCAGAGACCATGACGCTCGCGGCGAACCTCATATCGCTCGGTGCCCTGCCGAGCATGCTGTTCTTTGCCCCCAACGAGATACCCGACCTACTCAGGAAGTACGACGTGGCGATGCGGAATGACCGGGCCATCCTGGGCATCCGAGCCGTCCTGAGCCCCAACCGCGCGAACCAAGACCACGCCAACTACTTGGCGGCCGGCTCTGCGAGCGACTGCGTCGGCGGCCAGTTCGCGACCCAGCCGCTCCCGGAGCCCGGCACGCCCACGCTTGGGAGGGCTGCCAGCGTGTGCAAGCTCTCGGACACGACCGTACACCTCCGGTACACCGTCGTGTCGCGCAAAGCTGGCGGGGTGTTCGAGTTCGTCCTCATGACGGTGAAGGACCAGTCGGATATCGACGCGGTCGAGGAGCCGCTGCTGACGGCCTTGCGCGCGGCGGTGAAGAGTGACTGAGCCCCGCTACACCTTGAACCTCACGCCCAAGCCGGCCTGGTGGCGCAAGCCACTGGCGGTCCTGGCGGCCGGGAGTTTCATGATCGCCGTCGCCGTGACAGTGCGGCTCGTCCCGATTGGCTATACCGCCGCCTTCCTGCTTGGCTGCTTCTGGATGTGCCTGCTGCACCGCATCTACTACGGCCACTGGCCCGATTACCGCTAGTCCTGCCCAGCATTGATCGCCGCGGCGCCGGTCGACCCGATGAGGCCGGGCGGCAGCTCCTTGAGGGCGACTTCCCCGGAGGTCGCGCCCACCGCCTTGACCCCGTAGCCGACGTTCCCCAGGACCGGCATAGCGGCCAGCAGGGCCACCCGCGCCTTCTCTCCCAGGAACGAGGATTTCATCAGGCGCTGCCCCAGGTTCGCCAGAGCCGGCGTGGTGTTGGAGAAGTTTGCGCCCCCCTTGGTCACGGTGGTGGTGCGGATCGCCGCCTGCTTCAGCAGGTCCAGGGTCTTCAGCTCCTCCGGCGAGAAGAGCGTCTTCATGATCTGCGGGTTGCGCTCCATCGCCGTGTCGAGCGCGTTGGCGAACTTGGCGCCGGAGAACTCCCGCCGGCCGGCGTCACGCACATAGGGTCCTTCCGCCGCGCGGGCGAGGCGCATGAAGGCTTCCTCCCGGAGGGCGTTCCATTCGACGCTGCTTTCCCCAACGATCTGCCGGACGCGCTTCAGGTCGCGGGCGAGGTTCGGCTTGTTGACGAACCCGGTGTCCGCCAGGCCGAAGATGTAGTTCGACACCTGCTCCGGCGGCACCTTGAAGACAGTCGACCCCGAGCGCTGCTCCTTCTCCAGGATGTCCTGAACGAGATCGTTTCCCTCGAACAGTTTCCCGTACTGGCGCCGCTTCCGGATTGCGGTCTTCCACGCGTTGATGGCGTTCTGGTCGCCGGACATCAGGCCTTCCTTGGCGATTGCCGGGAGCACTTCGTCGAAGCGCCTCACCATGGCTCGCAGGGCTGACGCATCCGTCCTGTCGGCCGCCTCGCTGGCAAGGGTGGTGGTCTGCCGCCTCCAGTCGAACAGCGCGGATACCAAGACAGAGCTGTCCGCACTGTTCGTCAGCTTGTCCAGCTCGGCAAGCTGCCCCTGGGCCTTCGGGGAATGGGCAATGCGGTCCCGCACTTCCTGCTCCCCGCCGATCATGAAGCGGAGCCCCTGCGCGTCGGTCAGCGGAATGCCGGCCTTCGTCTCGCGCGCCGCGTCGTAGGCCTTGTCGACAATGGCGTTGCCGGACACCGCGCGGGTGTTGAGCGCGTCCTGAAGGATGGCGCCGGCCTGGTTCGGGGCGGAGGTGACCGGGTAGCCCTTGGTCAGCCCCGCCTTCATCGCATCCACATTGGCCCAGAGCGCGTCCTGTTGCTCCTGGCGCTTGGTCCGCAGGATGCTTTCCGGGACCTTGCCATAGGCCCCCTTTTCCGCCAGGTCCTCAAACATCTGGTCGGAGGCGCGGCGGGTGATGTCGCCCTTGGTCAGGGGGACCTCAACGGGGAGCGACTTTCCCACCGCCGCCACGGCGGCGTCGGCCGGGTTGGCGGCGCCCTTGGCGAGCTTGGTGAACTGCCGCAGGTAGTCGTCCGTGACCTGGGATGGGTCGAGGCCGGCCTGTTGCAGGGTGAACTTTCCCGCCTCGGTCAGGGTGCCGGTCGCCGGATCGAAGAGCTTCCTGTCCGACGCGATCTGCCGGAACAGAGCAGACGCGGCCGGCGCCAGCATCTCGGAGCCCCCGGCGAACACGGCGTTCCCGACCGCATTGGCTGGGCTGATGCCTTGCTCTGAGCCCGCGGCTCCGGCCGCCACGTCCTGGGCCACTGACCCGGCGGCACCGCCCGCCCCCACGCCCAGCGCCCGCAGGCCCAGATTGAGCCCCTTCGTGAGGGCGCCGCCCACCATGCCGAACGGCGCCGTGATGGCGACGTTGGCGCCGAAGTTGTCCACGTCCTGCCCGGAGAACCCAGGGCGGTTCAGGTAGAACTTCTGCCCCTCCATCTCGGCAATGGTGTTGCCGAACTTGTCCTTGGACAGCACCGCATCGGGGAACGCCTTCTTGAAGATGTCCGCCTGCCCCTCATCGGTCTGGGCCAGGGCCATCTTGGCGCCGATCTCCCCGAAGCCGGGGATGAACCGGCCCGGCAGTTCGGGATAGTCGAACTCCCGCCGGCCGTCCCCGGTCACGAAGTCCTTCACGGCGCCAGCGCCCGAGGCGATGGCGCCGCCGGCCGCGGACAGGAAGTCGCCGGCCGCGTTGCCGCTGGCGGGCCGCGTCTCGGGTTCCGGCTGGGGCGCCCTGGGGCCGTTCAGCACGAGGTCGGCATAGTCCGGTGCCGGAGCGCGCTTCGGCTCGTCGTCCTTGTCCCGGCCGCCCAGGACCATGTCGGCGTAGTCGACCATGTCAGACCCCGAACTCTTCGGTGAGGCGCAGGCGCACGGCTTCCTGGATCTCCGCATCCTGCGCCTGGGGGTTCGCCCTGCGCAGGTCCGCATCAAGCTCGTTGCCGCGCTTGCGGATGATGTCCGTCATGCCGTCCAGGCTGATCCCGCCGAAGTTCGCCTTGTCCAAGCCGTTCTGGCGGATGAACCGCAGGCGGGCGTTGGCGAGCTTGATGGCCCGCTCAGTCGCTTCGACCTTGGACATGAACTTGGTCGGCCCGTCGTTGCCGGGATCGCCGATGGCGGTCAGCAGGCGCTCGGCTTCCTGCGGGGTGACGGCGGCGCCGCTCATGGCCTTCAGGGTCTGGGTCAGCTCGTTCGCGGCGTCGGAGCGGAACTGCGAGTAGGCCGTGAGTTCCGCTTGACGCTCCGGGGTGAGCTTGCCCCCAAGCCGCTCCTGCCAGTCCGCCGCGCCCATGTCGAGCTGCGTGCCGAGCTGGAGGTATTCAGGCTTGAACTTCCCCTTCAGCGACTTGACCCGGTCGAGGCGGAGGGCGTTGTCCTTGAGCTGGGTGTCGATCTCGCTGGCGGTCGGCTTGGCGAGCCCCGCGCCTACGGGCCCGTCGCTCACCACGAACCCGCCCTTCCCGTCGCTCTCCACCCGCATCTGGCGCGGGCCGGCCGCCGGCAGGCCAGGGCGCTCCGGCTGCATCGAGAAGCCGGTCGGGCTGTTCTGGTCGGGGGCCGCCACGAGGTTCGGGTCCTTCGGCGCGGTGTACAGCGGCTTGACGCTCTCGCCCTGGACGCGAACCACCTGGTTGCCGACTCCCATCGTCTTCGGTGCCGGCGCCACGCGGTCCAGCAGGTCTTTGGTTTCCAGGGCTTCGGCGAGCTGCTGCTGCACGAAATTGGGATCGTAGTCCTCCGGCACGTTGTCGACAGGCAAGCCCATCTCCCTGGCCTTCAGGCGCGCCGCCCTGTACGCCAGGGGTCGCCCCGCCTCCGGCAGCGCCTCGACGCTCCCCAGCAGCCGGGCCGTCGTCTCGGAGATGTACTTCAGCTTCTCCCGCTGCTCCTTGCTGGCCTTGGACAGCACGTCGAGCGCCTGTCCGGCCCGCTCGGGGTCAGCGACCGCCATGGCGCGGATGGCATCTTGGTCGCCCTCCATGACGCCGGGCATCAGGGCGGCAAGCTGGTTCTCCCGCTTGGCCTTTCGCTCCGTCTCCGCCGTGCGCGCACGGAGGTATTCGTTCTGTAGCCGGTTGCTCTCGATTGCTGACCCCGTCTGGTAGATGTCGCGCAGGTCGAGCATGGCAAGCTGATTGGTCGTCATCCGCGGAACCACCCCTGTGACATGCCATAGGCGAAGAGGCCGTTGCTCAGGCCGTTGTTGATGGCGCTGGCGACCCCGAGCGCGCCCTGCGCCCGGGCCTGCCCCGCCGCCATCGTCGTGGCGGTGTTGTTGTTCGACAGCCGGTTCGAGATGTTCAGGTTGGCCGCTGCGTAGTCCCGCAGGCCATTGGACACGTTGTTCGTGTAGTTCCCGCCGGCCGCGGTCATCCCCTGCCCGTAGGTCTGCCCGATCTGAAGGAGCTGGTTGGTCGTGCCTTGCCCGAGCGCCTGCGCCTGGGTCGCCTGCCCTACCGCCAGATTGGCACCGGTCGTGCCCGAGGTCTGCGCGATGCTGGCGAGGTTCCCGCCGGCCCGCTCGTAGGTGCTCCCCGCGGCAAGCCCACGGTTGGTACGGATGGTGGAGAGCGTCTGCCCGCGGTTGTTGGCATTGGCCGCCGTGGCGGCGCCGCGGTCGCGCGCGATGGCGGCGAGTTGGTTGCCCTCCTGCTGGGTCATGTCCGCGACGGTCATGCCCCGCTGGCGGGCGATCTCGGCAAGCTGGTTCGTGCGCGCCTCGTAGGCCGCCGCCGTGGCAGTGCCACGGTCGCGCTCGTTCCTGCCCAGGCTTTCGCCCATGCCGATTGCCATCGTGCCGAGGGTCTTGCCGCGGTCCTGCTCGTTGGATGCCAGGTTACGCCCGGCCGCATCCTCCAGCCCCGCGATGTCGGTCGACGCCTGTTGCCCTGCCCCTGCAATGCCGGCCACGCGGTTGTAGATGTTGCCGAACTCTTCCGAGGCGAGCCCCTGCCCGTACTGCGTGATGCCCTTGTCCTGCGCGCCGGAGCGCAACCGGCCCCGCGCGGCGGCGGAGCGGTCCAGCGCCTTGACGCCTTCGGAGAGGCGGAACTGGTAGGCGGGGTTCGCCTCCATGAAGGAACGGAGATAGTTGGGGTCGGCCGTGCCCGAAGTCCCCGCCAGCTTCTCCAGCACGTTGAGCGCACGACCCCCCGCATCGGCATAGGGTCGAAGGTTCGCGGTTGCCCGGTCGCGCCCGGTCAGCAGGTCGGCGCGCGCCCGGTTGAACCCCATGTCGGCGCGGTCGATACCCTGGCTGTAGCCGGCCTGGAGATAGTCGCGGGCCTTGTCGTAGCCGTAGTTCAGCCGGTTCTCGACGCCCTCGTACCCCCGCGCCACCTCGCCGCGGGAGGCGTCGAAGCCCTCGCGCAGCAGGTTGCGCGCGCCCCCATACCCGGCCGAGACGGCGCGCCCGGCCTCATCAAAGCCAGCGTCGAGACGGCTGTCAGCGTCCGTGAACCCGCGATCTGCGTCCTGGTATGCGCCCTCGAAACTCGCGCCGATCTCGTGCAGTGCGTTGCCACGGGCCCACTCGGTGTCCTGCCGCGCCTGCCCGAAGCCAGCCGTCGCGTCGTCCCGGCCACGCTGGTACAGCAGCTCGTTCCTTGCCTCGCCGCGGTCCATCTGCTCGCGGGCGAGCGCCGTCTGCTCGGTGTTGAGGTCCCGCAGGAAGTTGGTCTGACGGTCATACTGCTGGGTCTGAAACTCACGGTCTTCCTGCGCCATCTCGCGCGCAAACTCGCGGTCCTCCGCGGCGATGCGCTCGTTGGCGGCGGCAGCCTCGTTGGCGGCCCGGACTTGCGACCGGGACGCGCTGCGGGAAGCGCCGGCGCCAATCGCCGTGGAACCGATGATGGCCGTCCCGATGATGGCGGCGCCTAGGGTGCTGACTGCCATGTTAGAACCTCTTCAGATAGCACCGCTCGGAGGGGGTGTAGCCGCGGCGGCGGTAGAGGAGCCCCAGCGTCTCGCTGCGCATATGCTCCACGGCCATCATCGTGAACGACTGCGCGCCACGGTCGCGGGCCGCGTCTTCAAGCCGTGACAGCAGGATCGTTCCACTTCCCCGATGGGAAGGAGCGACCCACCAGAACACTTCCTGGCCCGTGAGGTGGGCTCGGTTGAAGTAGAAGGGGTAGACAAGGGCGCCGGCCATCCCGACGATCCGCCCACCTTCCTCCATGACAAGGAGGATGCCGCCGGGCGTGGTGATGAGATCGTGCAGCGTCTTTTCGACCGACGCGTCGTCCCACTCCACCGGCCACCCAGCCGCATCGAAGAAGCGACGGCCTTCCACCATCAGGCTTGGGATGTCCTCCGGTAGCGCGTCCCTGATCACAACCCACCCGCCGTCAGCCGCTCGTTGATGACGGACGCGAACTGCGTCAGCCACCGTTGCCAGATCGGCGTGACCATCCCCGTCTTGGGATCGACCATGGGCGTCTTGACCGGCGGCGGGGGAAGCGGCTGGGCCATCAGGAGGTCCCCTTCTCGAAGTCGAGCACGGCACCGATCACCGCCACCTTGACCGGGTCGCTGATCCAGAGCCGGAACACCCGTTCCCGCGCCTGTCCCAGCCGGCGGAACATCGCCCGCTGCCGGTAGGCACCCCTGGGCCCGAAGGTCACGCTGCGCGGGTTCGACCAGGTGCGCGCCCCGTCGTCCGACCAGTCGAGCCGTACCTGCGGGTCGCTGCCCTGGCCCGTGTTCAGCCCGACGCCCGCCTCAAGGTCGATCTGGAGGGCGGAGAACGTCATCCGCACGTTGTCCATGCTGATGGGCGGGGAGACGGCCTGCCGGACGATCTCCGCCCCGTCCTCGGTGTAGGTGTCCAGATCCAGCTCGTAGAGGGCGCCGGTGGAGTAGTGCCCGACCAGGTGCTTGCCGTAGCAGGCGGCGTAGGTGCCGACGATCCAGCGGGAGAAGTCCCCTGTCGCCGGGTTCCACGTCCCGCGCTCGTGCCACATGCCCGTGGTCGGGTCGAAGACGATGGTGACGCTCTCGGAGGGGAAGTTGCACACCACGAAGGGATGGCCCTCCTGGGTGTAGGAGAACATCTCCGCGTCCGAGACGGTGGCGAAGCCGTCGAGCAGGGCGTCGATGGCGGGGGTGCTGACCCGCTCCTCCTGGTATCCCGCCCCGCGGTAGATGACCCGGTCGTCGCCGATCCAGTACACCACCCCGTCGACCGAGGTCACCGCCCGCGCCCCGATGATGCCGCACTGGAGGATGGCACCGGCGACGCGTTCCAGGGGAAAGTCGGCGGCGCCGGTGTTGACCCACACCTCCGTGGTCTGGTTGCCGAAGAGCCACACCTCGGAGCGGTTGACGAACACCCGCACCAGCCCGTCCGTGGAACTCTCCGCCGCGGCGAAGTCCAGCGCGTCGTAGGCGGTCAGGTCGCGCAGGTCGGAGAGAAAGAACTCCTCGCTATCGGGCCGGGTGAACACGCCGTACCCGTCGATGTAGTCGACCGTCGCAGCCTCACCGAAATCCGGGTCCGTCACCTGCGCGAACGCCGCGGTGTCCTTGTTGTAGACGTAGAGGTCGTAGAGGTCGTTCAGCACCCCGAGCTGGTAGCCGTTCTCCACCATGTAGACCGGCCCCGATCCCGGGACGGTCCCGAGGCTGGTGGCCGCCCCCGTCGACGTGACCCGGTACAGCGCATTCCCCGACACGACGTACAGCACGCCGGCCATAGGCTTCTGCCCGCGGATCGGGCCGGTTCCCACGGTGGCGAAGGAGGCGAGGCCCGGCGTGCCGTACAGCACCACCGGTGACTTGGCGTCCTGGGGCGCGCTCTCCGGGTAGAGGTTCATGAGCCGTTGCGCGGACAGCGGCTTGGACCGGGACCGGTAGGACTGCGTGGCGAAGGGGACCTTGAGGGTGGGCATCAGCGCACCCCCAGGTCCACGCCGATCATCACGGAGGCCGGCTCCACGTCGAAGCCGCGGGCCGTGTCCAGGCTCTCCGCCGCGATGGCTGCCACGTCCGCCCGCAGCGCCACCCCCACCACGGGAGCGAGGCGGACGGCGAGGTTGTAGGTCAGCGCCTCAAGCCATTCCTGGGGAAAGTCGGGGTTGTTGTTCGCGGCGTCGAAATCCTCGATCTGCCGGGCGTAGGTGAAGTGCAGCGTCATGCTGTTGCCCGTCGCCATCGGGGGCCAGACGTAGAGCCGGGCCTGGGTGAGCTGCGGGTCGTAGTAGAAGCTGGTCGGGATGGACGCGGTGCTCTTGTCCGGCAGGTCGAAGTAGTCCTCCCGGGACAGGGCCGTCAGCGGCGTGTCGATGCCGCTCTCGCGCCGGCGCACGGAGAGGATTTTGAGCGCCCGCACGGCGAAGTCCGGGGCGGTCCCGCCGAAGGTGTAGGACTGCCGGTCGGCGATGCTGGTGAGCTGGCCCTCGGTCTTGGTCCAGAGATGCGTGCCGGCGGCCTCCCACGCCTTGACCATGGCGTTGAGCCGGCGGGCGCAGCGGGCCACCAGGTCGGAGGACGGCGTCTCCCCGTCAGCCCCCACCCCCAGGAGGTCGAGGGCGTCGAGGATGATCTGATTGCGCGTCAGGTTGAAGTCGGTCGACCCGCTCGTTGCCATGGATCACCTAGAGGTCGTCGGGGGTCACGTCACCGGGGCTGACGAACACGTCGGCCGGGCGCGGGCGGGGATTGGGCACGGTCTGCGGATCGGGGACGCCGCGCACGAAATCCTGCGGCTGGCGGGGCTCCCAGCAGGTATCCGCGCAGACCATGAGGTTGTCCCAGGTCAGGCGGGTGTCCTCGGCATAGCGTTTGCGGGCGCACCGGTCGCAGATGCGGTAGAAGGTGCCCGGCCGCCAGGTGGTTTCGCAGCTCATGCCCACACCCGCTTGGGCTCGGTGGGATGCACCGTGTAGGGCTCCAGGCCATCAGGAGCATCGCCGCTCAGGACGCGCAGGTTGACGTGGAAGCCCTCATCCACCACGGCGGGGGTGATGATCTCCCCCTCGTCGTCCACCTCTGCCGGGGCGGTGACGATGGGCCCGATGGGGTCGAGGGCGTGGGCGTGGGAGGCGGTGAGCCAGCCGTCTTCGCCCTGGTAGGCGGAGAGCTTGGCCTTGGCGGTCGCCTCATCGGCAAAACGGAGCATGATGTCCATGGTCAGGCCCCCGTGATGGCTTGCAGTTGGGCATTGGAGAGGCGGCGGGGGTAGTAGGCGATGCGGCGGATGTGGCCGTTGAAGTACGAGGAGCCCACGACGCCCGAAAAGCGCAGCGTCGTCAGCCCGGTCGGGAGCGCCCCGCTGGTGTCCGTCCCCACCGTCCCACCGTTGAGGCAGGTGGCGTAATCGTCCGCCGCGTAGGCGCCGGCGTGCCGAAAATCGGCCCCTGCCGTGATGGCGCGGGCGATATCCGCTACTTCAGTGCCAGCGGAGACAACCGTGAGGCGGAAGCTGCCGGAACTGCCGATCCTCTGCATAATCCGGTTGTTGTCCGTGCCATCGTCATACCGGATGCCAGGGTTGCCCGATGTCACGCTGAGCAGGCGTCCCTCAAGCAGCGACGTGCCTTGGCTTGCGCTGAACCATGCCCCCAGGGCGATGGAGCACACGTCCGCGGAGCGGGTGACGGTAGCGGAGGTGGTGCGTATCCGGGAGGTCGGGAACGCCCCCACCTCCGCCTGATACTCGCCCTGGAATATGGCGTTGCCCGTCGCCGATGAGGCCCCGTTCGCGGAAACCGGGAAGAAATAGACGGTGAATGAAGTCTCCGTCGTCGTGGTGACGGTCAGGCGACACTCATAGACGCCGTCACCAAGATTGCGAATTGTATGTGTTGAGTAGACGACGTTGCCAGACCCGGCGGTATTGGTTCCGACGCTCCCGTTGGCTAAGTCGAACCATGCCGCGACATTATCCGAGGCCCCGTTGATGCGAACACGGGCGAAGTTGACATTGTCCGCCTTGGCCCAGAACGAAACGGTGATCGCCGATCCTGCCGCCACGGTGATGGTCTGGGCAATGGCGCTGCTGGCCGCGTTGGCGGTCACGCGGCTCAACCCACGCGGCCCGGCGCCGACGTTGACCGTGCAGCCGCTCCCAACGGCGGCCCAGCTGGCCGCGCTCGGGTCGGTGGACCGCACCAGCAGGTTCGTCCTGCTCTCCTCCACCAGCAGCCCCTTGGGCGCGAGGGTGACGGGGTCGTAGTCGAAGCGGGGCATGTCCACGGCAGCCGACTTCAGCAGCCCGTCCGCGCCGAAGTACGCCGCCGTCGATGCCCGGGTGAAGGTCACCGGGAACTGCCCGTTGCCGAACTGACCCGCCAGGAAGTCGATGTAGAGCGACGGCGACGGCACCCACAGCAGCGGGCGGGCGAAGGGCCGGACGATGGAGCGGGGGATGGTCCTGGCGAGCGTCACCGGATGCTCTCCATGGCGTGGCTGAGGGCGGCGTTGGCCTCCAGCGCAAGGTCAAGCTCGTGCTGCGTCGCGCTCACCTGCGCCTGGAGGGTGGCGCACTCCACCCTGAGGTCGGCTGCCTGGCGCTCGGACTGGTCGAGCCTGGCCCGCAGCTCGTCGCGCTCCTGCGAGACGCTGCCCAGCATCGTGGACAGCGTCTCGATGGCCTTGCGCAGCCCGAACATCTACAGGAGCCCGATGACGGTCGCGGTGGCGGTCGTCCCGGTCTTGTTCGCCCGGATGTACTTCCACGGCCCGGCGATGACCGCCGCCCCGGAGGTGGAGCCGGTGGCGAAGTTGACCGCCTGGACCCAGGACGAATTGTCCACCGAGACCTCGATGGCGACGCTGTCGCTGGTGTTCTTGGACACCGTGACGGAGCGCTCCTGCGACATGGTCGAGCGCCAGTCCAGGGGGTAGGACGTGCCCGCCCCGGCCGAGCTGGTGTCGAGCAGCGTGTGTTGCGTGAGAATGCCCATCGGCTCCTCCTCTGGATCGGATGGCCGGGGATCAGCGGGCCTTGACCGCGCCGATGTAGTCGACGGTCATGGTGCGGGCGTTAGCGTCGCCGTTCTGGATGGCGAAGCTGATGGTCAGGTCTTCGTCGTCCGGCAGGTTCGTGGTGGCGGAGGTGCCCTTCTGCACCCCGTCCACGAAGTAGGCGATCGAGGAGATGCCGTCGTAGTAGAAGCCCAACTCCACGAAGGTGTCGGCCGTCACCGTCGAGACCGCCGTCGCCGTGGTGGCGGTGCTGTCCTTGATGACCACGAAGTCGATGTCGGTATCGCCATCGTCCTTGCGGAAGTACACGCCGTCCGTCACCGCGAGCGGGGTGGTGTCGGTGATCTGAAGGCCGACCACGAAATCCGACTGCGTGGCCTCGGAGACCTTGAAGCGGGCGGCAAACCAGAGCGGCTTGCCCGATGCGAAGCGGAAGCTCTCCCCCACCTTCTGGAGGGCCACGAGGTCGTTGTCGGCCGTGGTGTTGGTCAGCAGCAGCAGGCCGCCGTCGCCGTCCGTCAAAGCTTGGGTGGCGCCAGCCTGCGTCTCGGTGACGGTCCAGTCGCCCGCCACGTAGGTGTCGAAGTCATTCCAGTAGGTGTGCACGCGGTTCGGGGCCGGGAACGGCAGCATGCCGAACAGGGCGTTGGGAGCGGCGTTGGTGACGCCGGCGGGGAAGCGGGCGGGAGCGGCCATGGTGATGGTCCTTCATGCTGAGAGCGCCGAGAGGCGCGGGGGGTGACCCCGCGCTCCCAGGCATGAAAAAAGCCGCCCTGAAGGCGGCCGGTCGGAGGTGATGCGCCCCGGGCTTACGCGCCGGGGGAGCCGAAGAGGGCGCGCCAGTCGGCCCAGCCGAACGAGTACCGCTCGTACTTGGCGTACTTGCCGTTCTTCGTGTCGAAGTCGTTGTCCATGGCGATGTCCTGGATGTCGCGCTCGAAGTGGATGAGCCCATCCTTGGCATCGGTCCGGATGAACCACGCGTCCGGGTCGGTGAAGTAGTGGTTCACCTTGGCGCCCTCCGGCAGGAGGCCCATCGCCCGGATCGCGTTCACGGCGTTGTTGGCCGTGTCGTTCTGGAGGGTGGACTTCAGGATGCGGGTGGCGTTGAACGCGTTGTTCGGCGCGATGTGCAGCGACTTCGGCTTCAGCGCGATCTTCAGGCCGCGGTCGTCGGTCGCCTGCATGATCTGGATGATCAGATCCTCGATGGCGACCTCGGACAGGTCCGCCGCGACCGCCAGCACGTTGGACTGGTTGCCGGCCAGGGTCGGATGGTCGGAGACGATGAGGGCCTTGCCGTCGCCGCCGGTGAAGGAGGTGTTGTAGGCGCGGTTGTAGATGTTGGCGCCGACGTTTTCGCGGGTCTGCCGCATCGAGCGGGCCAGGGAGCCGGAGCGACGCTTGCCGACCTTCTCGTACAGGTTGTCCTTGAACTCCTCGTAGGTGACGATGAAGCCCAGGGAGTAGGCGACGTGCGTGAAGCGCGACACGAAGCCCTGCTGCGTGCTGTCGTAGGAGATCGGCGCGCCCTGGTTCTTCACCGGGGCCAGGCCGAAGCCGCGCTCCTGCACCAGCTCCTCGTAGTTGCGGTCGGACGTGTCGACCTCGAACAGGTCGGTGTACTCGGTCTTGTGGTCCTCGTAGGCCGCGCCGAACCACGACTTGACGCCGGGCCAGAGGGCCTTGGGGAAATTGCCGGTAGTGATGACGCCGGTCATGGGTCAGCCCTCCTTAGACGCCGGTGAGGTTGCGGGACTGGTGCAGGTTGAACGACACCAGCCACTTCGCATTGGTGCCGATCTCGTTGTCCTCCTGGTTCAGGAGGCGCTCGATGCGGCACTGGAGGGTGTTGGTGGTGTTCGCGGTCGAGCTGTCGAGCTGGAAGCCGGACAAGCCCGTGGTGGTGGACCCGGCGCCGGCCACGAAGTCGGCGTTCTGGCCGACGTTGGTGGCCGCCAGGGCGCCGCCGGCGCTGTCCTCCTGGATCGCGAACAGCAGGTTCGGATCGTCGGCGACCAGCACGTACCGCGCGGTCGAAGCCGGGCGGTAGGTCAGGGTGAGGTTGTCCGGGTCCGGCGCGAACCCGACGACGACGCCCGAGGTATAGGCGCCGGAGCCGGCGGTGGCGCGGGTGATGGTCGGGATGCCGCGGCTGTCCGCCGAACCGGCGATGATAACCGGGTCGCCGACATAGAGCGCGGTGCCGTCCGATGCCGGCACGTAGTAGGTGTTGACCGCCCCGTTGTAAGGGGCGCCCGAACGGTAGCAGACCGGGGAGAACCCGGTCGCGGCGTTGACGTTCGCCATGGTTCAGTCTCCGTGATGGATGGGGGATCGGGGCGGCAGAGGGGTCAGGTGCGCGAACCGCCGGTCGAAACCGACATGTTCTTGGCGTAGAAGTTGCCCCCGTCGCCCTGGGACTCGGTGCCGTTCAGCATCGCCTTGTCGACGCCCGTCTGCCCCGTCTTGGACAGGGCGGCGGTGTTCCGCAGGGCTGCGTCGAAGTCGTCGGCCGGCTTCTGCTTGGCCTTCTGGTCTTCGTCGTAGAACGCCTGGGGGACCTCCATCAGGAACGCCTTCATAGGGGTGCCGTCTTCCTTGCGGCCGACGAAGCGCTCGACACGGGCGCCGGGCCCGTCCGTCTTGATCTCGTCGGTCACGAAGTCGTAGCCGCCGGCCTTGGCGCGGTGGATGCGGTCGGCGTCGTCGTTGATCCAGCGACGGACGTAGCCCTCTCGCGTCGGGGCCGAAAGCTTCTGCTGGGGGGTGCCGAGCGGGATGCGCTCGCGGCGCCCTGTCTCTGCCCGGGTCGCGGGCCGTGCCTCACGCGTCATGGGGTGCTCCTTGCCTCAGGAAAGGTACTGCTTGGCGTATTCGGCGCGGCTCTTGACCACGCCCGCCTTGATGAGCCGGTCGCCCATCGCCTTCACGTCGTCGGGCAGGGTGTCCCAGCCGCCGGCCGTGCCGCCGCCGCCCGACCCGCCGCCCTCGACGGCGTTGGGGGCGGTGCGCTTGGGGTTCTCGAACTTCTCGGGGAACCGCTTCTCCACCTCCTTTCGAACCCGCTTCAGGTTCTCGGTGATGGACAGGTCGGGTTCGTCGCGAAGCAGCTCGCCGTGGAGTTCCGTGGCGAAGGCGCGCATCTTGGCGTCCTTGCCGAACCAGGGGTTCTGCTCGACCCAGGCGGTGATGGCAGGATCGGCGGCGGCGGCGGCCTTCTTCGGCGCTTCCGGCTTCTCCTCCTCCAGCTCCTTGATCTCCTTCTCGATGGCCTTCACGGCCTTCACGTCGCCGGCCTCGATGGCTTCGTCGCGCTTGGCCTCGCGCTCGGCAATGGCCTTCTCGACCGCGGCACGCTCGCGCTTCGCCTGGCTGGCCGTCATGTCCTTGAGGATGCCGGTCAGCTCCTCGACCTTGGCCTCCAGCTTGCGGTTGGCAGCCTTCACGATGGGCAGCAGCGTCTCGCCCTTCTTCACGAAGGTCTCCGCGTCGACCCACTTCTCCGGGGCGCCGCGCCACTCCTCCTTCGGAGACCAGCCCATCTCGCGGGCGCGGCTCTCCACCTCCGGGTCGGCCTGGGTGGCCTCCGGAGCCGTCACTTCCTCGGTCATGTCTCTCTTCCTCGGGATATGCCGCTTCGCGCGGCGGGTCAGGCGCGAATGATCGCGCAGATGTCCTTGTCGACGCAGAGCCGGTACAGGTCGGAAATGTCCCCGGCCTTCGGGGGCTGGCCGCTGTACTTGCTGACGATGACCCGGTCGCCGGGTTGGGGAATGCTGCCCTTCCAGTCCTCAAAGGCGTTCCCGCCCACGGCAATGAGCGTGGCGTACGTTTCCGCAGCCTGCTGACGCTCCTTGGCCTGTTCCGGGATGTAGATGGAGCCCCGCTTCTCCTCGACGGGATCGAGGCGAACGAGACACTTGTATTCGACCGGCACCAGGCCGCTCGTGTTAAGCGGCTTGGGCTCGACCGCCGTGGGTCGGCTGGACCACATGGCCTCGGAGTCCGCCAGTTCGCGGCGGATGCGCTCCCGCTGCTCAAAGGTCAGGGGTTCATTCGTCTTCTGCTCGTCCATAGAATGCCTCGATGTCCTTTGCCTCTAAGGTCGCCATCTCCTCAAGGAGCTGGCATTGCGCCTGGGCCTCCGCCCATGCCTCCGGGGACAGGTTGCCCTTCCCCCACGCCTCCAGCAGAGAATGCCGGAAGTCCCTCAGATACCGGCGGAACACCTGCGTCACCGGGTCCTGCGTCCATGCCCGCCAGAGTTCCGGGTCCAGTCGGTCCATTCGGCGTCATCCCCTGTAGCGCGGCCATGATCTGGTCCAGCCGGCTCGCCATGCCGGCCATCTGCATGCGCAGCATCTCGGTTTCGGTGGCGGTCTTCTCGGCCTGCGCCATGTCCTTGGCGGCCTTGGCCTGGCTCTCCCGCGCCTCCAGCCCGCCCATGACCTCCTGGGCCACCTGCTGCGGGTCGGGCGGCGGGGTCAGTATCTTCTCGGGCTCCTCGATGTTCGCGGCGGCGAACACGCGCTTGAGGATTTCCTCCGCATTCACCCCCGGCATGCCGATGAAGCCCTTCAGGAACTCCGCCCGGACGAGCTTCTGCATGTCGCTGACGGAGGTGGGGTCGGACACCGGCACGATGTCCATGCCGCCCAGCGCGTAGTCCTCGCGCGCCACGGCCTGCGGCGTGTCGAGGACGGTGAAGTACTCCTCCTCCTCCATGTACCGGGCGTTGAGCTGGTACAGCAGCGAGAGTTCCCGCTTCAGGGCGCGGTGGATGCGCTTGAAGATGGCGGTGAAGGTCTTCATGCCCTGTTCGATCAGGGCCAGGGTCGTGGTCGCCGGCATGGTGGACGACCCGCGGCTGTCGCCGCTCAGCACGTCCTTGACCGACGCGATCTCCTTGCCGGCCTCGATCAGCAGCCCGAGGAGCTGGAACAGGACCGCGCTCGGCTCGCGGATGGGCAGCGGCACCAGATTGTCCTTGATGGCCGCCCCGGCCCCGTCCACCGGCTTCCATTCGCCGGGGGAGAACCGCAGCGGCCCGCCCTTCATGCGCAGGCCCTTGCCGATGAACCCGCCGCCCGTGTTCGCCAGGGTGCCGGCATCCAGCAACTGGTTCAGGACGGTGTTGACCGCCTCGTTGATCGGGTTCAGCAGCATCCCGAACCCAACGTCGTAGAAGCTGCCGTCCGGCGCCGGGATGAACGGGTACTTGACCCAATACTGGATCGGCACGATGCGGGCGACCTGGCCGCGGGCGTTCATCATCACCCCGTCCGCGTCGAAGCGGGCGACGATACGGACGACCTGCTGCGTCTCCTTGTGGACGGTGACGACGTAGGGCTCGGGGTAGCCGTCCCGGTCCAGGTCCCAGAGCCGGTGCTGTTCCAGGAACTCGTGCGGCGCCTCATCGTCCTCGCTGCCGTTCTCGGCCATGCCCAGAGGCACGTCGCGGAACACGCCGGTGCGGATGCGCTCGGTGATCTGGTACGGGTAGAGCTTCAGGAGATGGGTGACGCGCGGGGCCGTGTCGATGCTCTTGGCCCAGTAGTTGACCACGCAGTCCATGGCGGACACGAGGTGCGAGCAGTTCCGCGCGAGCGTGCGGTCGAAGTAGGCCTTGCGGAAGGCGCAGCCGACGATGGGGAGCTGATGCAGGAGCTTGTCGGTCTCCTCCTCCCACTCCTCCATCTGGTCGGTGAGCTGCCAGGACATGTGCGTGGCGACGCGGTCGGCGCGGGCGCGCTTCAGGCCGGCCCCGACCATGGCTGGCTGCCCGGTCTGCGGGTCGACCTGCTCCTGTCCCGCGTCGCTCCCCACCACGACGCCCTTGACCACGTCCCGGCCGGAGACGATGGCGGGGTAGGCCCGGGCCGCGAACTGGATCGCCGCCACGGTCATCAGCGGGTACTTGACGTTGGCCGCGTTGGGCCACGGGAAGGTCTTGGACTGCTGCACCTGCAAGGCCAGGTCCATGGCCGCCTTGGTGCGCTTCTTCCACTCCGCCCGGCTCGTCTCGTCGATCTCGTACTCCCGCACCACGCGGGCACCGAGCTTGCTCAGCTCCGACACGCCGTCCGGCTGCTGCTCGAGCAGCATGGCGACGTTCGGGCTGTCGACGAAGCTCATAAGCATCGCGTGCGAGCCGCGGACCTGCCGCTCGAACTCCGACACGCCCTGCGCCGCGGGGTCCTCCCCCAGGGCGGGGTCAGTATCCGCCGGCAGCGCTGCGTCCGGTGTCGTCTGAAGTTCCACGGTCCACCCCGTCCCACAGCTCGTCATCGGCGCGCTCGCGGACAGCCTGGACAGCCATCCGCATGTCGTCTGCCGAGAGGTTCAGCGCCTGCCCCACCTGGTCCTGCGGATAGCCCCGCCGCAGCATCGCCACGGCCTCCCGCAGCATCCCGCGAGGCCGACCGTCGATCAGCGCCAGCCGGTCAGTAACCGCCTGTGCTGGAGCGCCCCTGCTCGTGCCAATCGTCATAGTCGTCTTCGCCCGTTGGCTTCGTGACGGCGAAGCGCAGCATCATCAGCGCGTAGCGCGAGGCGCTCATCAGGTCGTCGCCTTCCTTGACCACCTTGCCGTCCTTGCGGTGGTACAGGCGGAACTCGTGGAACCAGTCCCCCAGATGGCGGAACACCTTGAACCGGCCCGTTTGCATCCGGTCGAGCATGTCGAACAGCCCAGCCTCGACGCCGTTGGAACCGTCCGGGAACGTCGCCCGCTCCCACAGCATGGCGAGACCCTGGGCCCGGTACTGCGCCGCCAGTTGTTCGCCCGATCCCTTGTCGTGCTGCAACCCGTCGTGCGGCCATGCCCAGGGCAGCCAGTTCCCCCAGGACTTCAGGGCGCCCGCATGCTGAAGCGGCGTCTGCTCTCTCACCCTGTGCGCCTTGGTGACATAGACCGTGTCGGTGTCGCGGTCGTGGACCAGCTCCACCGCAGCGAAGGGATGGTCCCACCCGAAGTCCATGCCGCCGATCCGGGGCCAGTGCGACGGGGGCTCGAACGGTTCGACCTGCAACCACTCCTCGGGCACCGGGAAGATGCGGCCCGAGCCCAGCACGGGAATGCCCTTGGCCCGGGCCTCCCGCTCGTGCGGGGGGTAGCTGGCAATGATGCGGGCCTTCTCCTCCGCAGTGTAGTGCTCGGCATCGTCGATGGTCATCTGCACCACGCAACGATCCGGACTGCTCTCCTCCAGGAAGCGGCGGACCACCTCGGACATACCCAGCAGCGGCGTGAAGGTCATATAGACCATGCCACCCGTGGCGTTCGTGCGGGTCAGCCCCTCCGTGTAGATGTCCTGCGGCGGCTCCTCATCAAACCACACGCAGTCGAGCGTCTCGCCCTGCCACTTCTCCCGGCCCTTCTCGTAGCTCTTGAAGGCCAGGATGGAGACGCCGCCCGAGGCGTGCTTGACCTGAACCGTGTCCACCGCGTCGGCGATGCCGCGGGCGGCCGACGTGCCGATGATGTCCGCCTTCGGGATCGAGCCCGTGCCGATCTGTCCGGGCCGGCCCAGAAGGATGCGTTGGGTGGTGTCCCGAACGCTCTCCCCGGTGACACCGGACGCCCACATGACGATAGGCCTGTCCCAGCGCCGCCCCTTCCACCAGTCAGGATAGCGACCGGTGAGGTGCATCGCCGCTTCGAACCCGCCGGACCAGGTCTTGCCGAGCTGGTTGCCGGCCATGAACAGGCGCTCGCGGTACGAGACGCCTACGTCGTGGAACTCCCTCTGCTTGGCATAGGGCCGGTACGCCCCCAGCCGGTTAGTGTCGCGTCGTGCCTTCTGGTGTTGGAGCGCCTTCAGAAGCTCCGCCTTCAATTGCGAGGTCGAGAGCGGCTGCGAGCTGTCGGATGCGCCGGTCAAGCTGTTCATCGGTCAGGTCTTCCAGCGGGTCCACCTTGACATTCAGTTCCTTCGGCAGGATCGAGGCGCACACCTTGACGTAGGCTACCGGGTCCTCTTTGCGGACCTGTGCAATGGTCGCTACGCCGTGCTCGTCGAAGTCGTCGGCTAGCGCCTGTAGGAACGCCTCCCCAAGACGGCTGCGAGCGCCCTTGGGCCGACCGGCGGGGTTCCCGGACTGACCCGGTTGAAACGGCCTGCCGCGCTGCTTCTGCGCTGTATCATCAGCGGCCGGGGTCGGAACGGCCTTGGTGCGCTTCGATGCCATGCGCCTTACTCGACGATGGGCAGCACGCCCTCATCCTTGCACCGCTCGTAGAGCCACCAGATGGCCAGCCCTTCGGTGATGAGGGTGAGGGATATGCCGATCACGATGCCGGCGGAGAGGAGGAGCCAGACCATCAGCTCATAGCCCATTGCAGGTCCCTCACCAGGGCCTCCAGCCTCTCCCGGTCGGCTTGATCCGGTCCGGGATAGGGAGGGATGGGCTTGGGCTCGGGAGGTTGGTGGGGACAGTGGGGGTGGGGGCAGCGGATGGGGGTGGTCAGTGTCATCGCTGCATCGTCCCGACCACCAGGGCGGCCAGCAGGGCTGTGCCGAGGCGCCGGCGGTTGCGGTGGGCGACGGTGAGGGAGAGGAGGTGCGGGGTCATGGCTCTACCGGCACCACGTTCCGGCGTCAGCGAAGCTCATGATGCGCGGCGGCTGCCCGGGCTTCCGCAGTAGCTGTGCCCAGCACACGCTCAGCATCTGCCCGGGATCGCTTGGCGGCATCGACGCCCCCTCGATGACCAGCCCTACGGCGCGGTCGAACTCCCGCCCGGAAACCGCCACCAGCTTGTGTCCCTCGGGCAGGCCCAGCACCTCCCCCAGCTCCTCCAGGGTGATGGAGACGACACCGACGTTGCGCGTGCCAGCGGTCATGCCCTGCCTCCTGATGGACGAAGCCGATGGGGGTTAGGCCGCCTTGGCGCGGGTCATGCGGGCTTCGGCCAGCAGGAAGCCGAAGAGAGGCCACAGGTGCCGGAAGGCGTTGTCGTAGGCGATCTTCTGGCCGATCTCGCGGTTGAAGTTCGCCGGGTCCACGCAGGCGCTCTCGCCACGGACGCTGAAGCCGTTGTCCAGGGTGATGGAGCAGATCGTCACCGTGGTCTGCGGCAGGACCGTGTAGTCCACGTCGGTGATGCGGGACTTGATGTAGTCCGCGGTCACCTTCTCCCCCGGCATGGCGGCGATGGCGGCCTCAAGCTGGTCGTTGGTCAGCATGGCGATGTCCTTTCGGTGTGGATGACCCGGCTTCGAGCCGTGGTCTGGAACGACGAAGCCGCCCACGATCACGGGGACCGGGGCGGCGCCAACTGCAGCAAGCTAAGTGTTTGATCTGCTTGTCGATCGACGCCCTACTCCGGAGATTTCCCGGAGTTTACTGCAGGGCTCAAATCGGGACGTTGCTGGCCGCCGGTACCGGCTGTTCTGGCGCAGGGCCGCCGCAGCGTCGTCTCGGAAATCTGGGCACCCGTGTCCGAAGCTTCGGGGCCGGTGGCGGGTGAAGACAGCCAGGGGATCAGCCCGGCACTTCGGACCCGCAGCACTATGGCTACCGCAGGGCGTGGTGACCGCCGGAGCGTCGCCAAACCCTGCTGCCCATTGTATAACACAATCGGTAGTGGGCTTCAACGGAAAGCATCACCCGATCTAGGCAGCTAGTTCGGGCTCCTCTTCCACGTCGTCCAGCCCCAGGGTTACCTCCGTCTCCCTCCCGAACAGGGACAAGAGGACGGTGACGCGGGCGTTGTCGCAGCTCTTGAACAGGCCGGGCCAGCGGGCGAACACCCCGTCCCGGATGCGGAGCTTGGTGCGGCCGGGCTTCCAGGCGGCGCCGACGCGTTCCGGGATCAGGGACAGCGCCCCGCCGTCGCGCTGGCAGCGGTCGTGGATGACCCGGAGGATGCCGGGCTGGATCGTGAGGGGGCGGTTGGCCTTGTCCCGCAGGACGAACGACACGCCGGGCGTGTTGCAGATCGGCAGGAACGCCTGGCCCTGGGCGATGCCGACGAACAGGTAGCGGGGGAACAGGGGACGGATCACCTCCTCCACCTTGCCGGCGTGCTTGCGACGCAGGAGGCAGAGCGGAACGAACACCCGATAGCCTTGCTCCTCCAGCCGTGCCGCGGCGTAGGCCTCCCCATTCACCTTGGAGACGACGACGCACCAGTCCCGGCCGGTGAAGTCGTGGCCGGGCTGCATGGCCGGCGGGCGGCTTGCCGTGATGCGGAGACCGGGGCCGGTGATGGTGCGCTTGCTCATGCTGCCCTCTCCTCAGGTGATCTTGCCGTGGTGGGGGATGGTGGTGGTGTTGGCGAGAGCCTTCCGCAGCCGCTCAATCTCCTCCGCAGCGGCCAGCAACGTCATGTCGCCGATGGGGATTATCCCGCCGCGGGCAGCCTTGGCCCGGAGGCGCGCGGCGATGTCTTCACGCGCATTGGCCGGGCAAGCGGGTATCGCGCTGATCTGGTGTGAGACAGGGGAAGCGCGATGCGGGGTCTCTGAACACAAATGACTGATTTCCTCCGACACGGATTCACCCCCTAAGCCGTTGCCGCGACTGCCAATTCCACTGATTTCCTCTCCGTGGATTCGCATGCTCAAGTCTCCTTCCTGAGCTTGCGGAGATGGGCCAGCGCATCGTCGGCATTGTCGAACACCGGACTGCCCTTCTCCTCCCCTGTACCGGGGGCGGGAGGGGCGGCGGGATAGGACTTGCCGCAGAACACGCACACGCGCAGCCAATCGGCGTGCGTCGCTAAGCGCGGCCCCACCTCGTACCCCGACTTGCGGAGGGCGGAGAGGGCGGCGCGGGCCATGTCCTGGACCGCGTACATAGGATTGCTGGAGTACGGCTGGCGGGCGCGCGCGGGGAACCGCTGCTCCCCGGCGTCCCATATCGCCCTCGCCATCACTTCCACGAGCTGTTGGTCTAGATCCTCGGTCATGGGGTCAGTCCTCACGGGATGGGGTCGTGCGGGATCGCCTGGCGCCCGGCCAGCAGCTCCATCCCGCGGCGGATACGGTCCTTGGCGGAGAGCTCGGGAGCATCGTCGTCCTTGGCCTTCGGGACGATCTTCACCGGCTCGACACTGGCGAGGATGGCGCGGGCGCGGGCAAACTCGGCCGCCGCCCTCTCCGGGTCCACGGGCGGCTCTGCCTTGGGCGCTTCCTTGGGCAGTTTGCGCAGCGCCAGGCGGGCCCGGGTGAGCTCGCGGTTGCGCCGCTCGAACTCCTCCGCCACGGGCTCCCGCACCTCGGCGGGGGTCGGCATCCGCATACCCCATTTCCACGTCGTGCGGGCGTGGTGCACGGCCTCGACAAGCAGGTCTTCCGGCAGGTTGCGCAGCCCGTCCACGTAGGCGTCGGTCGCCGCCTGTACGTCGGGGACGGGGATGTTGAAGGCGCGAGAGAAGGCCATGAGCTCGGCCACCAGCACCGCCACGGTTTCAGGCGCCGACGCCCGCACCGATGCCGCCAGGGCGTGACCGGCCTGGACGAGCTCACCCCGGCTGACGCCGTCCGGCAGCCCCTCCCAGATTTCCCATCCGTCCAGTGACCGAGGCAAGGACGGCGGCGTTGTGCTCGTCGCGAGTGCCGGCACGGTTGCCGCTGCCGCGGGGACGCGCTGGATACTGGACATTGGCGGGCTCCGGAATGGCGATGGGGGCGGTGCGGTCGGAGAAGGCGCGCGTGATCGCGTCGGTGAAGTAGCTGAGGCTGCCAGGCGGCCCCTGGGCCTTCCGGTTGCGGCCGTCCATCAGCCGGCGCACGGTCGGGATGATGTCGAGCTCGGGATCGCAGCCGGCATTCAGCCAGGCTTGGACAAGGCCGTAGTTGCCGGCCCACCGGGGGTCGTCGTGGGAAACCCCGAGCTCGTTCAGCACGGCCCTGCCCACGTCCCGCAGGCTCGCGCGCCCAACAACAGCGTCTGGTTCTATGACGGTTACTAACGGTTCGGGCGAACCAGCTTCACCCTTTGGCGAACGACGTTCACCCTTACGCGAACCAGCTTCACCCTTAGAGGCTGCCTCCTCCGTAGGGCGAACGTCCTTCGCCCTTTCCAAGTCGATGCGGTACTCGGTCGTGGCGCCCCGCCCGCCGCCGCCGGCCCGCACCACGACCAGCACGCCCATGCCCACAAGGTCCTTGAGGGCGAGCTGCACGGCCCGGTCGCTGAGCTCGGCATCGGCTGCCAGGGTCGCCACGGCCGGGAAGATGCGGGCGCCGTTCTCGTCCGCGTGCTCAGCCAGCAGCAGCAGGACGAGCTTCCGCGTGGAAGACCCGACCCGGGCTGAGCGGCAGATTTCGACGGCGCGGATGCTCATGCGCCGCCACCGTTGATGTCGCCGAACTCGCCACTCTCGATAAGCCTCTTGGCGGCGGCGCAGAACTCCATCACGGACTGATGCGCTTCCTCCGGCGTCAGGTCGAACCACTCCCCGGCCAAGCGGCACGCCTTGTGCTGCTCGTGCAGGTACTGCTCAAGCCCCGCCGCCATGGGGCGATCGATCATCGGGAAGTGCCAATAGAGGGCCAGCGGACGTGGGTTGCCCGTCTGCAAAGTGGCGAGCCGGGATTTCGGGTCGTTCGCGATGCCGATCTTCACCGGGCCGGTAAATGCCGGCACCAGAGCGTCGACGTGACAGATGATGTAGAGGCTGACAGCCGTCATGCTTCGCTCCGGCAGTACAGGAGGTGTTCCAGGGCGATGTCCTGGGGGGAGTGGGTGGGGGTCATGCTGCCAACCTCCCCTCAGCAGAGAGGATGGCGCGGCCGATCAGCTCCGGGATTTGCGGGACGACCGCGTTGCCGAGGGCCCGCAGTCGGTCCACCCGAGCGGGAACCCCATGAGCCACTCGACCCACGTCGGGTTCAGAGGACCAGGCTTGTCCGAGACGACCATGGACAAGTTCATCTGCTGCCCACGCTCCAATCGGCGCTGGATGGCCGGCATGCCGAGATGCCCGCGCGTGCGCGTGTCGCTGGCCTGCGGCGTCGGCCACAGTGACCGCCATACCGCCGTCGCCAGACCGTCGCCGCTGTTGGGGCTTGCGCCCTTCCTGTTGTAGTTGCCGCTCACCGTTGGGGTGGGCCAGAGCTTCACGGCGAGGGCTAACGGCATCCCGCCTTGCGCATACAGCTTGCTCCGATCCGTGGCACTGTCCGTAGTTGGGGTGGGCCACAATCCAGATGCGGTCCCGCTGGTGAGGGGCGCCAACGGCGGAAGCTGGAATGCAGTGCCACTCCGCGTCATACCCGAGCGCGGCCAGGTCTCCGAGAACCTTGCCCAGCCCTCGACCAAGCAGCGCTGCGACGTTCTCCACGACGACGTAGCGGGGTCGAAGCTCGCCAGTGAGACGGGCGATGTCCCGCCATAGGCCGCTGCGCTCCCCCTCAATTCCTTCGCCAGCACCAGCCTGGCTGATGTCCTGGCACGGGAACCCGCCGCAGATGACATCGACGGCAATTCCATCGGCAGCAAGCCGGGCAGCGTCGAGGGTCCGCACGTCGTCATAGCAGGGCACCTCCGGCCAATGCTTCGCCAGCACACGCCGGCAGAAGGCGTCGATTTCGCAGAAGGCGACGGTCTTGAACCCGCCGGTGCGCTCCAACCCCAGGCTGAAGCCGCCGATGCCGCTGAATAGGTCGAGGACGCGGAAGGGCTCCATCGCTACGCCCCCTCCCCTGCCTTCAGCTCGACACCCAGGTACTTGCACCAGGCCAGCAGGTTGGGGACGGCAGGCCAGCACTCCCCGCTCTCCCACTTGCCGACAGCGGAGGGGCTGAAGCCGAGAGCCTTCGATAGTGCTGCTATCGACAGGCCCCTTTGCTCCCGGGCCCGGATGAGGGCGCGGACGATGGCGGTCCAGGTGGCGAAGGTGTTCATGCCACCCTCCGATAAAAGGCGGCCACCCCATCCCCGGCATGGAAGAACCGCACCGCCGCTTGGACGGAAGGGGAGCCGGGGATGTGGGCTTGGTACGGGGCCGCTAGGTTCGTCATGCCGCCACCTCGGAGGCCGGCGGGTACAGGCCCAGGCCCTCGCACTGGGCGATCCAGCGCCGGGCCATCTTCGTGGCGCTACGCTCCATGTTCGGCCACTCGGGATGCTCGCTGATGGCGGGGGCGATCATCTCCAGCCCCTTGGCGGCAGGGCTGCCCTCGTACACCTCCAGCCGGCCCGAGGCGGCGAGGTCGGCCAGCATCAGCCACCCGGCCCCGGCGACGTAGACGGAGCTGCGGCCGGGCTTGTCGTCGCGGGCATAGCAGTCGGCCAGGAGGTGGGACTTCACCTGTCCCTGGAGGACGTAGCCCTCGTTGCGCTTGAAGATGCGCCGGCGGCCCTCAAGGACCACCACGGGCACCGCCTCCCACGCCTGGTGGATCGAGGCGGCGAACAGCTCCGCCACCTCCTCGCACCAATCCCCGTGCCCCTCGGCGGTCAGCGGGCCGATGGCCTGGAGAACAGCCTCATGGATGATCCGGGCAGGCATGGTCAGGCCGATGATGGTGCGGGCCCAGCCGGAACGCTGGAGGGCGGTGCGGAGCTGGCGTTCGGCGCGGGTGAGCATCTCAGCGGCCCTCCACCCAGCGCCGGGCGCCGCAGGTGGGACGCGAGCACTGGCGGGCCTTCGTCGGCGTGGTGTAGCCGCCGCAGGGGGCGCACTGGACGCGGGCGGCCGGGCTGTACTCGGGCTTGGCGGCCACGGGGGCAACCGGCGGCGTCGGCTTGGATGCCAGGGGATCGACGACGCGCACGATGCGACCGCGCCCGGACTTGATGATCTCGATTTCCTGGCAGTCCATCAGCCGGGCGAAGAGGTTGGAGATCGTGCTTCCCGAGCGCGGGATGCGCAGCGCCTGACCGATGACATCATTGGTCGGCAGCAGCTCGCCGCTGGCCTCATAGCCCCGCAGCAGATCCATGAAGTTCGCCACCTCATCGGGCTTCATTGGCCATCCGCCCATGGCTACTTGCCCTCCGTCTGGAGGGAGAGGCGGCACTTGAGGGCGGCGATGCAGAGCGCCAGAGCCGGCGTTGCGCCCTCCTGTGCCACCGTCCGGTTCGTGGGGTGCGACCGACCCAACCTCACGACTGGATGGAGGCGATGCTCGTCAATTGCGACGGACCATGACCACCCCTTCGGCACCAGCGCCAGCGCACCGTCCAGCGACTGGGTGACGCGCAGCGCCGTGCCCTGCACCCCGTCGTCATGTAGGTACATGGGGATGTCAGGCATCGAGGCGGGCGCATCCTTCAGCCGGACCATGACCGGCGGCCCGTACAGCGCGAAGGCCACCATCTCATCCAGGTCGTAGGACCCAGCCCTGGCTTCCTCCAGCCTCTCGATGACGTCCTTCAGGGTGGGGGTGGTCATGGCCGTTACTCCCCCTTCACCGAGAAGATCAGCTTCTCAAGGGCGGCGATCTGCTTCAGAAGCTGGGCAATTTTCTTGGTGCGGCGGGCCTCGGCATTGGCGATGGCATCCGCCTCCGTCTCGAAGGCGTCGCGGCCCAGCTTGTAGGACGTGAAGTAGTAGGGCCGATTGTCCCAGACGTATTCGGGTTCGTCGGCTGAGACCCTGCACGGGAGGCGCTGGACACCGGCAGTGAGGGCGTACTTGGTGATGAAGTAGGTCTTCTCGGTCATGGCCGTTACTCTGCGTCAGCGAGTTGGCGAAAGATCGCGTTCAGCTTTTGCGTCGCCTCGGGCGTCAGCTCACGTCGCTTCCCTTCGATGGTGACTGCGACAATGTTCACGTCGCCGTTGCTGTGACCGCCCGCGCATTGCCAGCAGGGCGACCAGCCGTCCGTGTATGCCCAGCAAGGCCATTGGCCTTTGCCATTGCAGCGATCAGCGCAGCGAGCCATAGCCGGAGAAATCATGGCCGTTACTCCCCGCCCATGGCGCGCTGAAGCTCGACCACGTCGGCCGTCTGGAACGGGGGCTCGACGTGGTCGCGGATGCGCTTGGCCTGGTCGATGATGTCCTGCGCCTCGCGGGCGATGGTGCGGCGCTCGCCGCGGTCCAGCTTGCCGTCCGCCATCGCCACGTCCACGGCGCGCGCCAGCTCCCCGCACTCCGTCGTCACCCGGCGCAGCCCGTGGTCGAGGTTCAGCGCCGACGCCTTCGCTCCGCCCAGCCGCTCAAGGGCGGCCTGCACCATCTCCTGCATCAGCGGCATGAAGCGGGCCGGCTTGCCCTTCGCCAGCAGCGCCGCGTCCAGGGCGGCGGCGTCGTCCATGTCCAGGCAGTAGTCGTTGGTGGGGAGGGCGAGCTTGTAGAAGTGCGCCGGCTTCTTGCCGGTAGCGGTGACGATCTCCTCCGGGGACAGGTCGTTGAGGACCGTCAGGAGGGCGTGCTCCAGGGAGCCGGCGGCGCGGTGGTGCGTCATGAGCGAAAATCCGCTGCGAGATTGGAAAGGAAATCGCCACTACCCCGTTCGATAGTGGCGGCATGAGAAACCAAGCCCCCGCCCACCCGACCGAAGCGCTCGCCGTGCAGCTCATCCAGTTGTGCGGACGGCTGGCGGAGAGACACCCGGGAGCCTTCGACGAAGCGATGAAGCTTGCCTGTGAGGTCGGCACCGTCACGGGGCGTATCCTCGACGCGGAAGCGCGCCAGCAGGGATTGCGGGAGCGGGCACATGTCAGGCGCTGACCCGCGTGTCGTCGGGGCCGGCGGACTTCAGGAAGCGGCCCTTGTCGTCACGAGGCTGGGCCTTGTGGAAGGGCACGAAGACGTAGCGCACCGTCTCCACCTCGACCGTGTTCACGGGGGCGTAGCGGCGCCAGTGCCAGAGGGTGACCGCCATCGCGACCAGGGTGCCGGCGCCGAAAGCGGCAGCCGTGCCCCACTCCCCCTTCTCCGCCATCCCCGCGCCGGCGATCAGGCTGAAGACGCCGGCCGTGTTCAGGATGCCGTCCAGAGCGTGATACCGGATGCGGCTGAAGGCGCTCGGCTCCATGGCACTCTCCGTTCGTTCGTGGATGGACTTAACCCCTTGCGCTATCGGCGCTTCTCCGGAAGCACCCTCACGCCCGACAGGGGGATTGACGTACTGTCGATCCTGGGAGGGCCTATGCCCTCCACCAGCCGAAGCCGGGATGCAGGGACCCTGTGCGCCGGTATCCATGGATGGGGCGCTCCTTACTCGGCGGCGTTCGGGAAGAAGTCGGCCGGGGTCAGGGGGACGCGTCGTTCACGAGCCCGCTCCAAGAGCAGCGGCTGATGCCGCGCCGGAATAAGGCCGCCGGTGCCGCCCCTGTCCTTCGGGTAGGTCCACCGGAAGACGTTGCAGACATCCACGCCGACCATCTCGGCGACGACCCTATGGCCGCCACACTTCTCGATCACGCGCTGAGCGATGGGGAGTACGGTCTGTTCCATGGCCGCCATCTTGCGCTAATCGCAACTTCATCGCAAGCAGAAAGTGCGACAATCGCAATGGGAAGGCGTTGCGCGTTGCGCAATACTCCGCCCATGGATCCGGAGCAGATCAAAAAGCGTCTTCAGGAGCTGCGCGCCGCGGGCAAGACGCAGGCCGGCCTCGCCAAGGCGCTCAACATTGATACGTCCAACGTCTCGCGCATGCTCGCAGGTCGGCGGGAGATCAAGGCGCGCGAGCTGACGACGATCTACGCCTACCTCGACATGGCCCCTCCGGAGACATCGCAGCCGAACACCAGCGCCCCAGCGCTGGCGCCGGTTCCCCTACCCTCTGGCCCAGCCGACCCGTATGTTAACGCCGTCGCACTCCTCGACGACGCGCGCCGCCTTGCCGAGGCGGGCGACTTCTTTCAGGCTGCTGAAGCCAGTACAGCCGCCGCGGCGATGCTCCGTTATGTCGCGGCGATCCGCTCTACCAGCTCCAACCCGAGCACCGCGTCGGCCGATAGAGACGGAACGTAATAGACATCCACATCCGTGAAGCGGGTCGAGCCAATCTCGATATCCGCGACGGCTGTACGGCCCAGCCGGCCGGCGATCATGAAGGCGTCCCAGCGGTGCCGGACACGGTGCACCAGGCGCGGCCCGACGAATGTACGAGGGTGCCGAGTGGCCACATGTCCGGAGACCTCCTGACCGCCGATGCGCAGCACAACGCGCTGCGGCCTCACTCCGCCCAGCCAATCCAGGCCGGCCTCTGTGTCGTCATCGTCTCCCATCGCCACCGCTCCATCTGGTGATTCGGTCCTGCGGTAGCCCCTCCCCGCTCCCGGCTTAACACCGGCAGCGTACCCCGAGGGGTATGTTAGGCCCGCCTCATATGGCTCGCAACTGTATGTGGTTGCCAATGAAATGCTCGCAATTTCAAGCTTATCGCCGTAGGAACCTGCCTATGATGTTCCTACTTTGTTCCTATGGCAAGAGGGGCCGTGAGAAAGCCCGGATGTCACCGGTCCAACGAATCGTTGACGGGTGCGACTTGGGCGCGAGAAAGTCCGCGCCGGAGAGAACTCCCAACAGGTTTTCCCTCCAACCAACGCTGAGCTGCTGGGGCTGTGAGGGTGGAATCGCAAAAATCGCGCCGCAGCTAAGCGCTGAAGCACGCACTAAATCATTTATGCGCAATTCTGCTTGCTGCGTCGGTCAGCAAGCACTACGGTTCCTATGTCAGCAAGCATGGGGGCATGGATGACTGATTCTCCGCAGCAGAAGGGTGGCGTTGCGCGATCGCGCGCGTTGCCCGCACAAGAACGATCCCGCATCGCGCGCGAGGCCGCAAAGGCCAGATGGGGCGAGGCGAGCGTTACCGCTAAGGCGGGTTCGCCGGACAAGCCGATCAAGATCGGCGGCATCGAAGTGCCATGCTACGTCCTCGATGACGAGCGCCGGGTGATTGCGACCAACGGCGTTCTGGACGCCCTCGAAATGGCCCGCGGCGGGGCCATGGTGGGGGGTATGAATCGTTTGGAGCTTTTTGCCGCTCAAAACCGCCTTTCTCCGTATGTTTCCAAGGACTTACTGGCGCGAATCGCTAGTCCGATCCGTTTCCGTGTCGGCAACAACACAGCGCACGGTTTCGAGTCCGATCTGTTGATTGAATTGGCTGAAGCTGTGGTGGCCGCAGACAATGCCGGGGTCCTGCAGAAGCAACAAAGCGCCATTGCGCACCGATGCCGAGTGATCCTGGCGAGCCTTACCCGTATTGGCCTTATCGCGCTTATCGACGAGGCTACAGGCTATCAGAAGAAGCGCGACGCCGACGAGCTGCAACGCATACTGGCAGCGTACCTGCTGCCTGAGCATCGACCGTGGCTGCAGGTTGTGCCGGAGGAATTCACGAACGAGATTTACCGGGTCTACGATTGGCAGCGGAAGCCTCAGAACCGAGGCCCCCGCTACGCTGGCAAGCTGATCCGCCAGCTAGTCTACGAGCGGATGCCTAAGCCCATCTTGCCAGCACTCGACGAACGCAATCCGTCCGGTAAGGGCCACCGCCGCAAGCATAAGCACCACCAATTCCTGACGCCTAAGCAGGGCCTCGACCACTTTCGCAGCCAGATCATCACTATCATGACCTTGTTGCGGATTTCGGCGAACAAGCACGAGTTTAAGACCCATCTGCGCCGCCTCTATGATCCACAGCGTGAGTTCGATTTCAACCATCGCGCTTGACGGGCGCAGCCCTACCAACCAGGTATGTTCGACGGGATCGAAGAAGAGTAGCCCCTCACGGCCCCCGCCCCGCGTCCCCAACCCCGCCCGCTCCGGCCGGCGGGGTTTTTTGTGCGCGCAATCTTGCGATTTTCGCATTGACTTGATGTTGCGGTTATCGCAAGATGGGTCTCACCAGATGACGGCAGTTTCCTCCCGCCCGTCGCCCTGGTCCGGCATCCGAAGGCCGGTGAACTTGGCCCCGACGCGCTGACACACAGGCTGCGTCGGGGCCGCCCTCTCAGACGATGGAGAGCACGGTGCATCTTCTGGACGCGATGACGGTGGTGGAGCGGCTGGACGACCTGCTCGACACCCTGCGCGACTACGCCGATCCCAAGACCTACGTGGGCTTCGATTGGGTCCGCACCGTCGAGCACGTTTTCGAGGGCGTGGACTGGGTCATCGGCGAGGTCGAGGCGATCAACAAGTTCGCCCCCAACAGCCTGATCGTCGGTAAGCCGCTGGGCTATCTCGGCCGCGACCGCATCCGCACGCTGCACGCCGCGCTGACCAAGGTGGCGCTCATCGCCAGTGACGCGCGGGCCGGCGGCGATCTGGAGGACCGCTGCGGCGACTTCCGCGATGCCGCTGATTTCCTCGGAGACGTGCTGGAGCGGCTCTCCGCCGTCTGCTGGTACCGCGAGGGCGCCGCCTGTGAAGACCTCGGCTGGGCCGGCTGGCACGGCAACACCGAGGCCGTCGCCTCCCGCCTCAACACCTAACCCCCTGTCCCCGACGCGCTGACACACAGGCTGCGTCGGGGCCGCCCTCTCAAGGAGATGACCGATGCGGACCTACTATCTGGCTTCCATGAATGACGCGCTGTTCATCATCGATCAGCCACCGCATCCGTCCACCGACCCCGGCCCGGCCCATCACAAGCGCGGCCCAACGTTCGTTGAACCGTGGGGCGCCGATCGAGTTGGCGCGGAGAAGCGCTTGGCGGAACTCAATGCCGCCTCTCCGGAGGCCGCGTGATGACCACCACCCCCACCAATACCACGCCCCCTCAGAGCGCGTGGAAGGGGCCGTACTTCGCTGAATGCGGCAACCTCTGGCTCCGGAACCCGGATGGCATCTTGGTCGCCATCGGATGTGCGCGAGGCGAGGACGACGAGCGGGACGAAGAGTTCGTTGCCGAACGCCTCGCCGCCCTCCTGAACGCCGGCGCCCATGCGGACGCGATGTATGCGGCGCTGGAGAGGGCGCTGGGCCATCTCAGCGAAGTCAATCCGGCCGACCCCATCAGGTCCGGATGGGCCATCAGGGACGCGAAGATCGCACTTCGCGCCGCCCTCACCTCAGCCCGGGAGGGCCAGTAATGGACACCCGGAACGACACACAGGGCTGGCAGCCGATAGAGACGGCGCCGAGGGACGGCAGCCTGTTCGATGCGTGGACGCCACAATATGGAGGCTTTCGCGTGCCGGGCACTTTCTGGAAGCGCGCCATCTGCAATGGCGAGGATGTAGGCGCGTGGTGGGCCCTTTCCATCATCGGCCGGAGCGGCGTTGACGGGCGTCAGACCTACAAGGGTGACCCGAGGGGCCACGCCATCGCTGATGTGCCCTTTACCCTGACGCACTGGATGCCCCTCCCGCCCCCGCCCACCAGCAAGGGGAGCTGAGCCATGGCCGACCGCCTGTCTCTCCATGGCCGCATCTACGCCGTCCACTGCGCAGACGCCACGCTGGACCGCTACCGGCCCTACCGCCCGTCCCGCCCCGCAGCCATTGCGGTGGCGCTGTCTCTCACCGCGCTCCTGGCCGTGTGCCTGGAGGCCTTGATGGAGATCGTGCGATGAACGCCATTTCCCCGCTCTCCCACCTCGCCTCCGACGCGATGACGTGGGGCCAGATCAAGGCCAGCCTCCGCAGCCTAAGCCGCTCCCTGCCCGAGGGCGAATGGCTGGCCGTCTACCTCAACGTGGACAAGGACGGCACCTCCCCCGACGACGTGTCGACCGCCCCCGCCATCGCCCACTGGCACATCCCGGCGGACAGCATCTTCTACACGACCCGCACCGTGGCGGTGTCCGACCACATCGGCGCGCTGCTCTATCACACCCGCCGGTACCTGGCCCTGGCCCCGGCCGAGCGGGCGAAGTGGATGCCCCCGGTGGATGCCGAGCGGGAGATGCGCGAGGCCGCCCGGGTGGAGACGCTGTCCACGCCGGTCCTCAACATCGCGGCGGCGGGGTGAGCCATGGACACCGCCGCCCTCTTCAACGCCGCCCGCACCGAGATCGAGGCCCGCGGCTGCCCGGAAGCGGTCCCGATGTTCAACCGCTGCGCCGGCCCCAAGCGCGGCCTCCTGCTGGGCAACGCCAAGCTGGTACGCCTCGACACCTTCACCTGGCTCCTCACCGCCCCCGGCCTGCGGGCCGTGTACGAGGGCCGGTGGGAGGACGACCCGGTGTCCATCACCGAGGGCGATGCCGAGGCCCTGCAAGCCCTCGTGGACGCCCTCCCTGGCATGGTCGCCCCCGATGAGCTGGAGCGCGCCAAGGAGGCCCGGGAGCGGCGGGAGTTCGACGAGGGGCTTGTGGCCGCAGGGCAGGCGGTGATCGCCGAGGCCCGCGCCCGTGACGAAGCCGTCGCCCGCACCAAGGGCATGACCCTGGAACAGTACCGCGCCTGGCGCGCCGACACAGTGCGGGAGCAGCGAGAGGACCGCATCCGCGCGGCCCTCTACTCGGCCCGCTTCCACTGATCCCTACAGCCCCGTGAGGCCGCCCTATGAGCCAGACCACGAAGAAAGTCCAGATCGCCCTCTGCATCGACCGCCAAGGCGATATCGGCGTGTCTCCCGTGCTCGACGGCGACACTGAGGACGCGCTGCGCTGGGCGTCTGACCACCTGCTCGACGGCGAGGCCCGGTACATCGTCGAAGTGGAAGTGGCGCTGCCCACCGTCCCGACAATCCAGGCCACCGCAGAGCCGGCCTAACCCTCCCATCTCCCCGAAAGCCCCCAGAGGTGGCGTGATGGCTACGCTGAAGCCCGAACTGAAGACGATCCTCGAACGCTACGGCATCGACCCCCGCGACAAGTCGCAGGTATGGGACTGCCACGGAACCCTGGTCCTCTACCACAAGGCCTACGAGATCATCGCGGCCAAGGAGGGCATCCGGTTCGACCCGCCTACCGTGATCGAGGCCAGCAGCAAGGACAAGACCGTCTCCCTGCTGGTGGTGGGCCACATGGACAACCGGTCGGAGTGGTCCATCGGTGAGGCGGCGCCGGGCAACTGCAAGAACGCCTATCCCTACGCCATGGCCGAGAAGCGGGCGAAGGATCGCGTCATCGCCAAGCTGGTGGGGCTGGCGGCCTACGTCTACAGCGAGGACGAGGCTGACGAGTTCAAGGACGCCAAGCCGTCGGCGCGGAAGGGCGGCGCCTCCGCCGATCCGGTCGGTGTCGCCCTCGCCGTGATGGATGGCTTCGACACGCTGGCCGACCTGGGTGAGTTCTGGGCCGCCAACGCCAAGAACCTGAAGCGCGACCTGTCCGAGGACGACTTCCGCCGGGTCGAGGCCCACAAGGACGCCCGCAAGGCCGCCCTGTCCCAGCAGAGGGCGGCCTGACCATGTCCGCCCCCCTCCTCCTCCGCCGCACCCTCTCCGGCTTCGAGCCTGCCAACGACCTCTCCGCCGAGCTGGTCCGCAAGGTGAAGCTTGGCGAGGTGGTGAAGTGCGAGCTGAAGCGCCCGCGCTCTCTGCCCTGGCACGCACGCTACTGGGCCCTCGTCTCCCTGGTGAGCGACAACAGCTCCCGCACCCCGGACGAGGTGCACGCCCTGTTCAAGCTCAAGGCCGGGCTGGTGAAGCGGCTGGAGGGGCGCAACGGCACCGTCTGGGCCATCCCCGACAGCATCGCCTTCCACGCCATGTCGCGCGAGGAGTGGGCGGTCTACTGGGACAAGGTGGTCGCCATCGTCTGCAACGACCTGCTGCCCGGCGTGACCGAGGAGCAGCTTGGGGCGGAACTGCGCAAGCTGGTCGGCGAGGTCGCGTGATGGCCCTCCCCGCCCGCATCTCCCGCGATGTCCCCGGCCGCTCCGCCGTCAAGGAACAGGCCAAGAAGGAGCGCGAGGCCGCCTCGCACGTCCGCCTGGTCGGCAATCTCACCTGCCCCATCACCGGCGCCACCAGCAACGTGGACGCCCACCACCTGATGCGCCCCGAGCCGGGCGCCCGGGGGATGGGGCTGAAGTCAGCGGGCCGGTGGACGATCCCCCTGCATCGATCGATCCACGAGGAGATCACCCGGCAGGGCGACCCCGAGGCGTACCTGATGGAGAGGTACGGCCTCGATGCCCGCGCCCTCGCCGCCGCCCTGTGGACCGTCTCCCCCGACGTGGAAGAGATGGAGCGCGTCGTCTTCCGCGCTTTCCAGAAGGTCCAGACCTTTCTCTCCGGCCCCTCCCGGCATCCCTGGAGGGGCGTGGTATCGCCGTGACGCCCGTCTAGGAGCCTGACCCCATGCCCATGATGCAAGTCACCGACGAGCAGTTCGACCGGCTGGAGGCCGCCCTGAAGCACCGGGAGGCCGTCGATGTCGAGGATATCCCCGACGAGAAGGCGGCGCTCTACGTCATGTTCCGCGGCTTCGACCGCCTGCGGAAGCTGGGTTGGCGGGAGGTGACGTACTGCCCGCGCGACGGCAAGACGGTGGAGCTGATTGAGCCGGGATCGACCGGCATCCACCGCGGCTACCGGGACGAGAAGGGCGCCTTCTGGGTGGTTGATGACGACGTGTGGCCGTCCCGGCCCTGTCTCTGGCGGCCCGTGCAAGCCCCTGATCCCGCTCCGCATTCAAGCAACACCGTCAAGTAATGCCCTGCGGCTTTACAGCGACGAACGACTGATTTCCGGAAAGGGACCCCGCCATGACCACGGACATTGAGCTGACCGCGATAGACCTCAAGCGCCAGGTGCTGGAGCTGGAGGAGATGCTGGTCGACCTCGTTGATGGCAACGACGCCAGCGACCTCATGGACGCCACGGACCTGCCACTCGACCGCTGCCAGGAGATCGAGGCACGGGCCCAGCAGATCATCGCCCGCGACCGCGCCGAGCGCCGCGCTCGGGCCTCACGCTGACCAACCCTTCAAGGAGAGCGGCCATGGCCGACCCCATCCAGAAGCTCGACGTTTTGATCGACGCCAACGCCGCTGCGGCGCTGGACGCCACCGACGAAGACGCACTCGCGGAGGCAACGGAAATCGCCGCGGCGGAGCCGGAGCGCGTCCGCTGCACCGAGTGCGGCTGGGAGGGCGACATGACCGAGCTGGACGGCCCCGAGGGCGATTGCCCCGACGAGGGCTGCGCAAACACGGCCATCGTCTCCGACCCGCCGGCCGACCGCCTCCGCCGGGTCATCAAGGACGCCGTACGGCAGGCCACCAGGCCGTAACGCTGACCAAGGACCAAAAGCCATGAGCATTGAACGCAGCAAGGAATGGTGGTTGGAGCGCGCCAAGCGCGAAGGCGATACCGAGGTGGGCGCGGGCCTGCCCGACCCAATGGAGGCGACCATGACCGAAGAACAGATCAGGGCGATGGTGGACCGCTTCCTCCAGTGGAAGCTGCCGGCTGACTTCCGCCCCGATGGCGGGATCAGCTTCAAGCCGATCCGCAACGAGGGCACGGCCTTTGAGGGCAGGAACGAGCCTGTGGGCACCAATCTCCTGACTGCCACCCAGGCGGAGGCGATGGTGCGGTTCATGGTCGAAGGGCTGCCGATCACCAAGGGGACCACGCCATGAAGACGATGCGGATTGTCCTTCGCGTGACCGTCACCGGAGACACGCCAGTCGGGGGTGAGCCGATCCCCGATGCCGACCTTCCGAGCGTCGTTGCCGACTATGTGCAGGAGCTGGTGATGGACAACTGGCGCGACAAGCACGGACAAGCGCCGCCCCTTGCCGGGTGCGTTGCACTCGGGCCGCTGTCCGGCCCTGTCGAGGAAATCAACAACGCGCCGCGCGGTGGCCTTTCGGCCGACATCGCCGCCGTCCTGTCTCGAAACTGAAGGTCCAGCCCCATGGCCGAAGAGAACCGCTTCCCCACCATCAACGACGCCATTGAGGTGCTGACCGAGCTGGCGAAGGAGGGCTTCGGGGAACTGCCGATCCAAATCATCGCGGTCCCGGACAGCACCATCCAGGCCCTCACGAAGTGCAGCGGGGCGATCATGGTCGACTACGACCCCGAGCATGGCCGACTGCCGGTCGGGCTCATCACGGTCAACCGCATCGCCGGCGACCCGATGCCGACCACCAGCCGCAACTAAGGCGAACGCCCCGGAGCCCGCGATGCCCACACCCCGAGACATAGCCCGAGAGATCGCCATGCTCTCCACCGCCCCATCCCCGGAGGCCAGCCACGCGGCCCCTCGTGGAAACTGCCCGGCATGCGACGGCACGGGGGCCTTCGCCGCGGGCGAAGTGGTGGAGGCTTGCGCGAACTGCGACGGCACGGGGTGCGTCCAGGAGGCCAGCCATGAAGCCTGAGGAGATCGTGGTGGGAGGGGTGTACGAGGGGCCGTCGCCCTGGGTTCGCATCCTTGAGGTGCGGGGTTTCCTGCCGGCGCCATCGATCATCGAGCGCCCGGGAGTGGTACGGGTCTGCGAGCCGGGAATGCCTCCGGATTGGCCGCTGCATGAGATGTGGAGCGACGACTTCGCCCGCTGGGCCACCCGCCGCCTCGACACCCAATCATCCGAGGGAGGGGCGCATGGGTAGACCGCTTCGATACGCGCTTCTGGCCTGGGCTGCGGCCTTGGCCTTCTTCGGCTCGCTGGTCGCCGTACTGGAGGTGGTTCACGCCATCACCGGCAGCGAGTCCAAGGCCGAGGCGGCAGCGCTGTTCTGGCTGTTCGCCTGCGTGGCTGCCGTGGGCGGCTACATCTTCGGCCGTTGCAGCCCCTCTACCGCCGTGACCGGAGGTGATGATGCCGGGTGAAGCAGTGCAGTTCCTGTCCGAGGCGTCCGTAGCCGGCATGTTTGACGTGTCGCCGGCCACGGTGCGGCGCTGGGTGGAGAAGGGGGTTCTCCCGCCGCCCGTCCAGATCGGCTCGGTGAAACGCTGGGCCGTCACGGACCTGATGCGCGCCGTCAGCGGGGCGCTTGACCAGCGCGCCGGCAGGCCGTCCGATGATGCCGACGAGGCCACCAGAAGGATCGCTCGCAATGCCGAAGCGAAGAGAGCATCCGCGCACACTCGCGGACGGCACCGTTAAGGTCTACTCCTACCCCGTCAAGCCGAAGTCCGGGCCTAGGCCGAAGACAGTCGGCATGGTGATGGAGGAGTACCGGCGCAGCGCAGATTTCCGGCGCCTGGCGCACGAGACGCGGGTCACCTACCTACGGGCCATGAACGACTTGGCCGAATACCACGGCACGCCCATAGACACCGTCCGGCGCCGGCACCTGAAAGGCTTGCAGGATGCGTTCTTCGACACGCCCGCCAAGGCCAACCAAGTGGTGGCGTTCTTCGTGACGCTGCTGTCCTTCGCCGTCGACCGCGAGTACATCGCCGCCAACCCCGGGTTCCGGCTGAAGAAGCTGAAGGTGGGGGAGTACACCCGTTGGTCGAACGAGCAACTCGCCTACGCCATGGAGCATTTCAGCGAGCACATCCGCCGCGCCGTCGTGCTGGCCCTCTACACCGGACAGCGCGAGGGCGACTGCATCCGCATGACCTGGGCCGACTATGACGGGCAGGGCGTGCGGGTGACGCAGGAGAAGACCGAGGCCAAGCTGTGGGTGCCGTGCCATCCCGCGCTCAAAGCGGAGCTGGATGCGTGGAAGGCGGAGGGGCGCGGGGCGACCACGATCCTGACCACGAAGCTCGGGGCACCCTACAAGAACAGCCGGTCCTTCGCCTCGACCTTCGCCGACTTCCGCAAGCGCCATCCGATCATGGCCGGCGTCGTGTTCCATGGGCTGCGCAAGACGGCTGCGGCGAAGCTGGCGGAAGCCGGGTGCAGCGCCCACGAGATCGCCGCCGTCACCGGGCACCGGTCGCTCTCAATGGTGCAGCACTACACGCGCGAGGCGGAGCAGCGGACCCGGGCGACAGCCGCCATCCTGAAGCTTTCCGAGCGGCGGAAATGACCGGATCGGAAACGCGCGGAAACGCCTCGTAAGCTACTGAGATATAAAGGGACTGGACTAAATGTGAATCACCCGCAATACTAATGAAATCAAGAGCTTGGAAACGCGTTTCCGCTCATGTTTCACCATGGCGTTCCCCATGCGTGCGAAACGCCCCTTCCCCCTCCCATCCTCTCCTGGGGAGACGACGCGATGACCGCCCCATTCATCTGCGACCGCTGCGGGGCATGCCTGAACTGGCTCTCGCGGTTCCTCTTCTGGCTGTACCCCTGCGACATCGTGCAGCCGTGCAAGTGGCCGGCAAGCCGCTCCCCCTCCCCGACCGGTAAGGAGGCCCCATGACCGACCAAGCCGCAGTGACCAAGACGCCGCGGGAAATGGCCCTGGAGGAAGTGGCGCGCGACTACCACGAAGCCATCGCCAAGACGTTCGAGGAGATGGCGCGGAAGGCGATGGCGGAAGGGTACGCGGGATGGGCGGAGGATCACCGCGCCGTCGCGGCCAAGCACCGGGAGCACGCTCGCGAAATCCGCGCCCAGGTGTGGCGGACGAAGCCCCCTACCTCCTGAAGCTCTCCGACCAGTGCCGCTTGGGCTGGGACGTGGGGGCTTCCTCGGGACGGGCGGTCACCTGGGTAGACCCGCACTGCGAGCACCGGAACCTCAGCCGGGCGATGAGGGCGTTGTGCCGGGCCCCCGACCGCTCCACCTCCGCCGGCTCGATCCTCCGGGAGTGACCGCACCGGCACTCCACCAGCACCAGGCAGTTATGCCGGTAGCAGTCCCCGATGGTCCTGATGTGCTTCTGCCCCATAGGAGAACAATGAGAGAACAGATCGGGCGGAGTCAATGGACCGATCCGGTGCTATCATGGGGTTCAGAGAGAGGGTGTCCGGCTTCCCGGATGGGGTGCCAGATCAGCGCGATACCCGCTTGCCAGATGGAGGTGAGATATGAGCGGCAGTAACGTCATCGCCTGGATCGTCATGGCCCCGGCGTGGGCAGTGATCGGCGCTCTCGCCGCGTGGCAGTTGACGGAGTTGGCGGGCGAAAGCTGGCTGGTGGGTGCCATCTTCTGGCTGGGGTGGATGGCGCTGGTCGGGTTCCCGGTGCGCGGCTACCGTGCCGCCCTGCGCTCCACCGCCCGTCGCGCTGGCTTCTGATGACCACCCCCAACCCCCTCGCCGGCACCTACAACGGCCACCGCTGCATCGATGAGGCGTGCGGGCGCTTCGGGGCATTTGGATTTTCCCGGCCGGGCGGGCCTACGGTGTGGGCCTGCAACGATCCCGACCACCAGCAGGCAGCCGAGGCCCGATCCCTCACCGCTCAGTTCCCTGTGGTGGCGGCGGAGACGGAGGAGAGGCCGTTCTAGCGGCTCACCCCCCGCACCTTCTCGAACGACCGCAGGCCGGCCACCCCCAGCAGGCACCCCAGCAGGTACAGCAGGTCGCCCGTCTCCACCGCCGGCATCACGAAGCCCGGCTGCCAGAGTGCCACCAGCCCCTGCCCCAGCGGGCGCACCAGGTACTGGTAGGCCAGGGCGGCGGAGCACACCCACCCCACCGAGGGCCGCCACCCCGCCACAAACAGGGACGAGGACGCCGCCTCCACCTTGTTCACCTCCACCTGCTGTGCATCGGCCGACGCCAGCTTGTTGAGGAGGTCGGCGGTCGCCTCCGCCTTCGCCCGCTCCCGCTCACCGGGATCGGGGATGCGGTCGACCAGCTTGTCGACGACGGGCCCCAGCAGGGGCAGCAGAGCTGCGAGCATGGTCAGTCCTTCCGGTTCCAGAGTTCCACTTCCGCCTGCCGCCGGGCGACCAGGCCCTTCAGCTCCTTGCCCCCGGACTTCGTCCACCGGAGCATCTGGCGGGGCACCTCCGCCTCCCACTGCGGGGAGGACAGCGCCGCCGTCATCCCCGTGCGCTGAAGCGCGAGAGGCCCGCAGTTGAAGATGAAGCTCACCAGGGCGGAGAACTGGTTGTCGGTGAGCGGGCGCTGCACCTGGGACACCCGCTTCTCGAACCGGTCGAGGTCGCGGCGCAGGAGGTCTTCCGCCTGCTCCCGGGTGATGGTGAGGCCGGGGTAGACGTGCGGGCCGGTGCTTCCAAACCCGATAGTCCACTTGCCGGCTGGGCATCTGTAGGCCGTCAGCTCGCACCCCTCGTACCGCTTGATGAGGGCAAGCCCGGCCTCATTGATCCTGCGCATCCTGGATCTCCATGGCAGCGTCCAGCAGGGAGCGGGCGAGGTTGATGGCGGCCGTCCGGTCGAGCGGGACCAGGAAGCACACACGGGAGCCTGTCTCGTAGGAGACCAACCCCACCACGCCGTCACCGGGGCGGGCGACGGCGCGGCGGGCGGGGGTTGTCATCACTGCCCCCTCGGCTGGTCAAGGCGTTGCTCGATCCGCGCCAAGCGTCCGTTCGCCGCCTCCAGCGCCGTCCGCATCGCCACCATGTCGGCACGGAGGGCATAGAGCCCGTCCTGCTGCTGCTCGAGCTTCTCCAGCCGCTCCGACTGCGCCCGGTTCTCCCAGTACAATCCGCCGGCCGCGAACACGCCGATGCAGATGGTTAGGACCGATGCGAGGGGGAGCCCGCCGCGGTCGCCGCCGGTGATGTCCTTCAGCGTCATTATCCCTCGCTCCTACCTACAATGAGTGGTATCTTTGGCGTTGCCACACACCAAATTGAGTACGAGGGGCCGGCCTGAGAGGGCCGGTCTTTCTGCCTTACGGCAGGGCCAGCCAAACCGCCTGGATGGCCGAGATCTGTGCCGTGCTGTAGTGACCTTTCACCTGCCAGAGGGCCCAGACCGGCCCCATGTCTGCGAAGTCGATGTCCCGCGCGCGGTCGTAGCGTTTCCAGAAGACGCGCTCCAACTGGTCCGCGCTGGCCTTCATCGCCTCTTCGACATCGTCGAGGTGTAGCGCGGCGGCTTCCTCCGACCCGAAATCGGCCGCCGTCGCCGCGACAACCACGTTGGCGAACCCGTTGCGGGAGAGGCTGCGCGGCGCGGGCGGCGGGGGTGGCGCTGGCCGCACGAACTCCCCGTCCACATGGAGGTCGCCGGGCTGCACCGTGGCCCCGCATGTAACCCATCCCTGCGCGGCAGCGAAGTCCGGGTCCGCGAGCACGACATTGGTCACGATGCCGTCGACGACGATGGCGTAGCGCTGGCTCATTGTTCCGTCCTCACCAGGAAATCACTTCGCAATAGCCAGCGGCGCCGTTGCCGCCAGCCCCGGAGTTGTTGCCGTTCACGGAGGCAGCGCCGCCGCCGCCCCCGGCTCCGCGGCTCCCGCCGGCCCCGCCCGCGCCGCCGGTGGTGGCCCCCGACCCGCCGCCGCCGCCGCCCTGGCGCCCCGTTCCCGCAGTGCCGTTGGCGCCCGTGGCGGCCCCGCCCGCGCCGCCGCTCCCGGACACGCCGGAAGACGTGCCCCCGGCGCCGCCTGCCTTGGCCGCGTTGCCGCTGTCGATGCTCCCGCCGCCGCCGCCGCCCGGGCCGCCCTGGAACGAGGCGCCGCCGGCCCCACTCGCTGACGACGCGCCTGCCGAGTAGGATGCTCCGCCCGCGCCGCCACCCATGGCCGAGGGCTGACCGTCGAGGTTCGTGGTGGACGCGTCCCCGCCGCCGAACTGCTGGGAGCCGGCGCTCGTGGCGCCGTTGCGCGGCTCACCGCCCGTGGTCGTGCTGCCGGCGGACAGCACGCCGCCGCCGCCGCCGCCGCCTCCAGAGGAGTTGGTACCACCCCGCCCCCCTGCGCCGCCGAAGGCCGTCAGCAGGTTGGCGCCAGAGCTGAAGGTCGAGTTGCCCCCCTGCGACCCGGCGTTGCCGTCCGTCCCGTCCGCCGTAATCGCCGCGCCCCCGGTGCCCCCGGCCCCGATGCTGACGGACTCGGTCGAGGACAGCGCCGACGCCAGGTAAAAGCGCTCGGCATAGGCGCCGCCCCCGCCCCCGCCCCCGCCGCATCGCGTCGAGCCAGAGGCGCCGCGCCGTCCAGACCCGCCGCCCCCACCGCCCGCGTAGAGCCGGACCAGGACGAACGTCGCGGTGCTGGGCTTCGTCCAGGTCCCGGAGGCCGAATAGGTCTGCACGTCGGCGGCGGAGGGCGGGTCGCTGATAAGGCGGAACGCGCTGCCGTCGTAGACGATGGTCACCACTCCGCCGGTGACGATGTCCCCGCTCGACAAGGCGTTGCCCGTCGCATCCAGCAGGCTCTTGCTGCCGAGGCCCGACACGTTGACCGTGACCGGGCCGGTGTTGTTACCCTCTGCGACGAACTGGTAGCGGTTGCCAGCCTCGTAGACGCTCAAGGGAGGCGCCGGGGTCAGGGCGATGGCGTCGGCGGTCCCGCTGACGTTCGCGGCCGGCACCCAGATCGTGCCACCAGAGGAGTCCGGCGGGGAATAGGGGTCAGCCGTCCAGACGGACACGTCGTTCGCGTCCGTCAGAACGACCCGGAAGTTCTGGGTATTCGGCAGGAAGATCGCCGGCCACACCCCCGCGCTGTCGGCCACGACCGGGTTGGCGTTCGGCGTGGTCAGGGCGGCGTCGGAATAGGTCGTCTGCGGGGTGCTGGTCCCGCTCTCATAGAAGTAGAGCTTTGCCCCTCCCCGCGGAACGCCGTTCGTGTCGAAGGCGTCGGCGTAGGGCATCACGAAGCGGTTTGCCATGTGGTGTCCTCGAAATGAGAAAGGGCGGCCCGTGGTGGACCGCCCTGTGGCGCGAATGTGATGAGCCGGACTCGACTCCCGGCGAAAAATCAGCGAC